CGTCTGGCACTTCACTGAACACCCTTATGTCCATCGGACAAAGCATCACGGTTGCGTTTCTTGTAACCCAAGGCAGTACTGCGTACTACAACAACGTAGTTCAGATTGATGGCAATGCCGTTACCCCTAAGTATCAAGGCGGTACTGCATGGACAGGCGGGAATGCGTCTTCTATTGATGCGTACACCTACACGATTGTTAAGACTGGCAACGCAGCATTTACCGTGTTTGCTTCCCAGACCCGATTCGCCTAAGAGGTACTAATGGCTCCTCCGCTCCCAATTACGTTTGGTGCAGCCTCGGCTCGGGGCTTTGGTCTTTTTTCTGCTCCCTCTGCGCTTATTCCTGACCCGTACTTTGAGTACGTGACCATGCTGCTGCATGGAGATGGCACCAACGGCGCACAGAACAACACGTTCCTAGACTCCAGCACTAACGCCTTTACCATCACCCGTAACGGCGACACCACCCAAGGTACGTTCTCGCCATTTAGTCACGCAGACGGGTGGTGGAGTAATTACTTCAACAACTCTGGATATCTGTCGCTTGGGTCTAATGCCGCGCTTCAGCCGGGGTCTGGCGACTTCACCGTAGAGGCATGGTTTAACGCTAGTGCTTTGGGTACAGGCACTGGTGGATATAACGCCATTGTTAGTTATGGTGGGAGTAGCGGTAACCTACGGATATTTATACAAGGCACAACCCCTAACGTAACTATTTGGGATGGAGCAAGTCTCTTTACCAACGTAGCCTCATCCTCTATTAAAGTGGGTGAATGGAATCATATTGCTGTTGTTAGAAGTGGCAGCACTATAACAACCTACCTAAACGGTACATCTATTGGCACCGCCACAGTAGCCACAAACTTCACCGGAACCCTGAACGTTGGCAGTGAGTCGGGTTCGTATCTTTGGACTGGCTATATCAGCAATGTCCGCGTGGTTAAAGGAACGGCTGTTTACACTGGCGCTTTCACGCCGCCTACTACTCCGCTTACTGCTATTGCAAACACGGGTGCACTCACCTGCCAGTCCAATCGCTTTAAGGACAACAGCGCCAACAACTTTGCGGTAACGGTAAACAGCACTCCATCCGTACAAGTCTTTAGCCCGTTCAATCCAACCACCGCTTACTTGGCTGCAACCAACGGAGGTTCGGGATATTTTGATGGCAGCGGAGACTACCTTGGTGTGCCAAACGATGCTGCGTTTAACTTAGGTACGAGTGATGCCACTATTGAAGCGTGGGTTTATTACACATCACAGCCGGGTTCAACAGGGCAGAGTATTTTAAGTTGCATGACAGGAAGCGATGGGTACGAGTTTTATTCTTATCCGTATGGCGCTGGCGGGATTGCTATTGGCATGCAAAGTTTTGCCGGGGGGTATCAGCAGATATATGCCACAAACAACTACATCCCCGTCAATACTTGGGCGCACATTGCATTTACCCGCGCTTCGGGTACAAACCGACTGTTTGTAAACGGCAATCTTTGTACTACTACAGGCACTCTAACAAATACGCTTAATACTGGTGGGACCGCAATTCAGATTGCTCGTAGTGTTTATAGTGGAGGTAATACCCTGTACGGGTATTTGTCCGGAGTGCGCGTCCTAAAAGGCACCGCTCAGTACACCTCTGCCTTCACTCCTCCTACCGCCCCACCCACTGCAATCACCAACACCAGCCTACTCCTGAACTTCACCAACGGCGGCATTTTTGACAACGCCGCAATGAACGACTTGATAACTGTAGGTGGCGCTCAAGTAAGCACGGCGCAAAAGAAGTTTGGTACGGGGTCGATGTACTTTGATGGGTCTGGAGATTACCTCCAAATGCCTGCTACTCAAAATGTAGCGTTCAGTACAGGCGACTTCACTATTGAGTTTTGGGCGTATTCCGGAGACGTTAGTGGTAGTACGCAACGTAGCCACCTACAAACGTCTACCACTGCTGGCGGGTTTTCTACTTCTTACAACACAGGCATAACCTTCTTCCAAGGTGCAACCGCTGCTCTTGGGCAACTTAATGGTGGACTTGCCGTTGCCCTTGGTACAGGCGGTAGCTATTCTGTTGTTGGGGGCAGTTCAGTATTAACGGCAAACACATGGCAGCATATTGCACTTACTCGTTCTGGTAATAGTGTAAGGTTGTTTGCTGATGGTGTTCAAGTAGGCTCTACCCTTACTTACACATCTTCTATAGATGCTACCAATATGGTAATCGGTGGGGCCTACCAAACAACATATTTTTTGTACCTTGGCTACATCGACGACCTTCGCATCACCAAGGGCTATGCCCGGTATACCGCTAACTTCACACCGCCGACTGAGGCGTTTCCGAACCTGTAAGGAGCCGATATGCTATATACAAAAAACGGTTCTATCCCCCAACCGGAAACTGACGGCACTGAGGGTTGGGTTGCGGTTAGTGACCCTCCGATTATTGAATCTGATTTGGGTTTAGAGGTCGTTTGGTGGTACCCACCCGGCTGGGTTATCCGCAGGATTCAACCAGCAAACACCGAAACAACTGTTTGGAAGTGGTCCCAAACAGAAGTAAAATGGGTTGAGTACGATATACCCCCACCCCCACCCCCACCAGAAGAAGTACCCTCAGTACCAGAAGACCCTACCCCCTAAAAAGGCCCCCTGATGCTCGGCTACAGCGCACTATCAGAAGCACCATTCTCTGCGCTAGCTCAGCAGGTTAGCCCGAATGTTTCCGTCCTTGTCACGGGCGTTGGGGCTACGGGTGCCGTTGGCACTGTCACAGTTCAAGCGGGTACTTCCGTATCTGTAAATGTAACCGGCGTTCAGGCTACCGGGTTTGTCGGTGATGTAGCTGTAACAGCGGAGGCTGTCGTAAATGCTACCGGTGTGCAAGGCACCGGAGAAACCGGCTCTGTTGCTGTATCCGGTGATGCCAACGTATTCCCGACCAATGTTTCTGCATCTGGGCAGACCGGCACCGTTGCCGTATCCGGCACAGCCAATGTCTTCCCCACGGGCGTTTTCACTACTGGGAATGTAGGCACAGTAGCTACTTCCGCAGACGCGAACGTACCTGTAACTGGTGTCGTAGGAACCACGCAACAGGGTTCTGTGCAGGTCGATACGGGCATCAGCGTCTTCGCTACCGGGGTATCTACGACGGGGCAAATTGGCACTGTTGCGGTGTCGGCTGCTGCAAATGTGCCTGTCACAGGTACAACCGGGACAGGTGGGGTTGGTAGTGTCACTGTTGAGGCTGGAATCCTTGTCTATGCCGTTGGCGTATCCGCCACGGGGAACGTAGGTTCCGTAGCCGTCTCCGCTGCTGCTTCTGTCCCGGTCACCGGACTTAGCGCGACTGGTCAGGTCGGTACTGCAACCGTTGACACCGTCATTAACGTCAGCGTTATTGGTCTTTCCGCAAGTGGCCAAGTAGGCTCTGTTGCGGTCACCGGCACCGCAGTCGTAGACGTAACCGGTGTTCAAGCCTCAAACGACGAGGGCACGGTTGAAGTCGAGCTTATTACCCCTGTTGATGTTACCGGGGTTGAGGGCACTTCGCAGCTTGGCAGTGTTGCGGTGGCCATTAACAGCCAAGACGTGTTCGTCTCTGGCGAATCCATGGTCACTGGTCTTGGTACCGTGGCTGTTGTTGCGAACGTAACAAACACTGTTACTGGTGTCCAAGGCACCACGGCTCTTGGCACGGCTATGGCCGTTATGGGTTCTGATATTGAACCCGTTGGAGTATCTGCAACCGGTCAGGTCGGGACCGCCTCTGTATCGGCTCAGGCCTTTGTGTTTGTTGAGGGCGTACAGGGTGTAGCACAGCTTGGGACTTTGTTCTCATGGGGTCGAATTGACGATATTTCGACACCTACTTATACTGCCCCTGCGGCCCCGCAAGAGCCCACATTTACCGCTCCTTCGTCACCACAAGCACCGAATTGGGAGCGAATTGCTGCTTAAAGGAATGACTAATGGCTAGTACATATTCCCCACTACTACGTTTGGAGTTGATGGCCAATGGCGAAAAAAGCGGCCAATGGGGCACGATTACAAACACAAACCTTGCTACCGTTTTAGAGCAGGCGATTGCTGGCACTACCACCATTGATATTACTGGTGAGACCAGCCCGATTACGCTGACCTCGAACAACGGCTCTTCGGACCAGTCGCGTGAAGCAATTCTGCTGGTTATCGGCACAAATGCTTCAAACATGAACATTGTCGTTCCGGCAGTAAGCAAGTTCTATTTGGTCAATAACACCTCCAACCGAAGTGTGACCATCAAGACTTCCGCTTCTACCGGTGTGACTATTCCCACGAACAGCAAGCAGATTGTCGCTTACAACACAGCGACCTCCGACTTCGAGGCCATTACACCCCTCCCGGGCGGTAACGGAACAGTTACTTCTGTTCAGGTTGCTGGTGGCACTACTGGTCTGACCTTTTCTGGTGGCCCCATCACCTCCTCCGGCACTATCACACTGGCCGGTACATTGGCTCTTGCTAACGGCGGCACTGGTGCAACGACTCAGCAAGGCGCAATCAACGCACTTCTCCCGGGCCAAGGTGGTCAAGGCGGTAAGTTCCTTACCACGGATGGCACCAACGTAACGTGGGCCACGGTTGGTGGTGGGGGCGGCGGTAGCGTGACTTCTGTCAACGCCAGTGGCGGTACCACTGGTTTTACCTTCACTGGTGGTCCAATTACTACCACCGGTACGCTAACCTTGAGCGGTACCCTTGCAATTGCAAACGGTGGTACTGGCGGAACAACTCAAGCCACTGCTCGTACAGGTCTGGGTCTCGGCAACCTTGCCACCCTTAACGCGGTTTCCCTGACCAGTAACGTGACCGGCATTCTGCCTGCTGGCAATGGCGGCACTGGCGCTTCGTCCTACTCCAGCGGCCAACTCCTTATTGGTAATAGCGTAGGCAGCTTGACCCCTGCGACCCTGACTGCCGGTAGTGGCATTAGTATCTCTAACGGTAGCGGCGCTATCACGATTTCGGCTACGGGCGGTAGCGGCGGGGGCATACAGAACGTCCTTTACTACGTTAGTGGCAGTACGTGGGCAGTCCCTGCCGGTGTGACGAAAGTAAAGGTGACCGTTGTTGGTGGAGGAGGAAGCGGCGCTTTCCCAACGTCTACAGGCGTCACAGCTATCGGTGCTGGTGGTGGTGGTGGTGGTGTGTCCCAAGACCTCGTGACGGTTACTCCGGGCACAGCTATAGCTATTACCGTTGGGGCGGGCGGGGCTACTCCGACTACGGTTGGTTCAAACGGAAACAGCGGAGGCTCAAGTTCTTTTGGAGGGGTTCTTTCGGCTACTGGTGGGCAAGGCGGGAGGTCGGGTGGTAATGGTAGTATTGGTGGAACAGGGGGAATTGGTTCTGGCCCCGGCATGAATATTAGGGGGCAAGCAGGAGGTGGTGGCGGACAACCAGACTCTTCCGCTTCTGGCACAGGGGGTTCCACCCTATATGGTTTTGGCGGAACTGTGGGCAATACTACTAGTATTACCACTCAGGCCGGTAATAACTACGGTGGGGGAGGCGCGGGTGCCTTAGTTAGGCCAGTAATTGGAGGCTCTCCCCCCGGGCCCGGGGCTTCCGGTATCGTAATCTTGGAGTATTAAGATGAAACACGCACTTATTTCTCCTAACGAGCTAGTTGTCAACTTTGATGGAACGACTGGCTGTCGAGTCGCTGAAGTATCGGATATCACCTTCCCTGTTGCTTCGCCCTTGTTCTGGACGGACTGCGAAGATTACGTGGTAGCTGATGAATACTACTGGGATGGTTCGGAAATAAAGGTTATTCCGGAACCTCCTCCCAAACCAGAGTTCACGTGATTGACCTGTTAAAGGCCCGAATATGCTTACTCTGCTATCTACGCTGCTTGGTTTTGTATCTTCGGGTCTACCAAAGGTATTGGACTTCTTTCAGGACAGAGCCGATAAACGACATGAACTGGAACTCGCGCAACTCCAAATTGAAAGAGAGTTGCAAATGGCAGAACGTGGTTTTCTTGCCCAACAACGAGTAGAGGAGATAAAAGTTGAACACGCTCAAGTCGAAGGCTACTACCAAGAGAAACAGTCCCTTTACCAGCATGATATTGAGATTGGCAAAGGTGCATCGCAGTGGGTTACGAATCTTCGCGCAATGGTTAGGCCGACTATTACGTTCGGGCTCTTCTCGCTCCTAGTAATTGTCGATATTGCCGGTATTTGGTATGCCTACGAGGTAGGTGCCTCTTTCCCGCAGATGATGGAACACGTTTGGGATGATGAGACGCAGGCTGTCTGGGCCTCAATCATCGCGTTCTGGTTTGGCTCACAGGCATTCAGCAAACGATGAAAGTCAGTGACCGCTGCCTACGGATGCTAAAGCACCATGAGGGAGTCCGGTACAAACCTTATCGCTGCCCAGCGGGCCTATGGACCGTTGGGGTTGGTCACGTTATCGGAGACGGAAAAACGCTTCCGCCTGAGTGGAATCGCTCATTCTCGACGGACGAGGTTAATTCGCTTCTGGCGGCAGACCTTCGCCGTTTTGAGCGAGGTGTACTTCGTCTTTGCCCTGTGCCTATTACTCAGGGACAATTCGATGCGCTGGTCAGTTTTTCCTTCAATCTTGGATTGGGTTCCCTCCAACGGAGTACTCTTAGGATGAAGACCAATCGGGGCGAAAAGGAAAACGCCGCACGTGAGTTCCGGAAGTGGTCCAAGGCCCGTGTTGCGGGAGTCTTGAAGACTCTCCCCGGTCTTGTTCGTCGTAGGAGAGATGAAGCTCTCCTTTACCTGAGTTAAGCCATGCTCAACAAAATTGCTTTTGTTCCGGGTATCGACAAGCAGAACTCCGAATACGGGGCTGAAGGTCGGTGGATTGACTCCGACTACGTGCGTTTTCGCTACGGTCTTCCTGAGAAGATGGGCGGCTGGGAGTCGGTAACTCCGGACAAGCTGGTAGGCCTTTCTGGCTCTATGCTGGCATGGAATTCTCTGGACGGAACGCCCCATGTGGCGTTCGCCACCAATCGAAAGCTGTACATCTGGGTGAATGACGAACTTTCGGATATCACCCCGCTGAGACTTACGGTCACATCCAAGACCATCACGCCTACCGCTTCGAGCAACATACTTACTGTCAGCCATACTGCCCATGGTGCGGGTCCGGGGGACATCGTCACCCTGTCCGCTATCTCTGGTGCGGTTGGCGGTCTTGCTAATCCTTCTGTTTTGGCCGGTCAGTACCAAATCACCACGGTCATTGACGCTAACAGCTATACGCTGTCCACGGGCCAGACCTTCTCCAATACCACTGCCGGTACGGCTACGGTTGCCTACGACATCGGCACTTTTGGTCCTATCGGGTTTATTAACTTCGGCTGGGGCACGGGTGCGTGGGGCGCAGAAGCATGGGGCACTCCTCGTTCTCCGTCTCTGGCCAACGGGGTGTTGCTTAATCCGGGCCTGTGGACTCTGGACACCTATGGCGAGAACCTGATTGCCACCTATGTCAACGGTGACGTGTATGAGTGGTCGCCGTCTTCTGGCGTGGGAGTCAAGGCCACTCCCGTGGCCAACGCCCCAACCGTCAACACACTGGCAGTTGTCTCTGAGTATCGTTATCTGGTGCTGTGTGGCACGGAAGAGATTATCGGGGACCAGACTTCATTTGACCCGATGCTTGTCCGCTTCTCAAGCCAAGAGGACATCAATGACTGGGAACCTACTGCTACTAATACGGCAGGCCTACAGCGTCTGACTGATGGCAGCGAAATCGTAGCGGCGGCACGTTCGCGGCAACAGATTCTCATCTGGACGGACACTGCTCTGCACGGCATGCAGTATGTCGGAGCCCCGTACAGCTTCGGTTTTTCTCAGCTTGGCTCCAACTGCGGTGCTGTCGGGCCTAAGTCGATTGTTGATGTGAACGGGGTGGCCTACTGGATGGGCCGTGGTTCGTTCTTCGTGTACGACGGTACGGTCAAGAAGATGGCCTGTACCGTGCAAGACTTCGTCTTCCAAGACATCAACTACGCACAGCACTTCTTGGTTGAGTGCGCGGTGAACTCAAACTTCAATGAAGTCACGTGGTTCTATGCCTCTTCGGAGAGCAGCTACGTAGACCGTTTTGTTGCGTACAACTACCTTGAGAACGTTTGGACCACTGGCACCATGGCTCGTACGGCTTGGCAAGACCAAGGTGTTTTGGAGACTCCGGTAGCCTGCGAGTACTCCGCCACCACCAACAGCGGGACTACCCCTGTGGTGTACGGGCTTGTTGACGGCAGCAGCAGTATTTACGCACAGGAAGTCGGAGTTGATGCCGATGGTCAGCCCATCGCCAGCTACATCACTTCTGGCTACTTTGACATCGGTGACGGTGACCAAGTGATGTTCGTCAAACGTCTAATCCCGGACTTTAAGTACCAGACGGGGGACATTGTCTTCAACGTCTTGACTCGGAACTACCCGAGTTCAAACGCAGAGCCCAGTTCTCGTGACCCATACCTTGTTACTCCGACCACGGAAAAGGTGGACACGCGCATTCGTGGCCGTCAGGTCTCTATCGGTTTGGAGAATGACTCATTGGGCGGTAACTGGCGATTCGGTACTCTGCGTGTTGACCTGCAACCGGACGGTCTGCGATAAATGGGTAAGATAAACAACGTACGGCTACCGGATGCGGCTAACTCCGCCACAATTGCACCGGGTCAATTCAACCAGCTTATACGTTCGCTAGAACAGATTATTCAGCAGCTTAATTCGACCTATGGCTCTGTAACCGACCAGAACCAAGCCGCAATCGGAACGTGGTTTGGTGCAGCGGGAGCCTCGGCTGGTTTTGCTGGAGGTGTTCGCGGCTTTCAGTTGAGCAACGGCATTTCGCTGCCTCATGCCATGTTCATGTCCGACCAAGACCAAACAAATGCCAGCATCACAGGCGAGAATATCCTGACCTTTAACCAGACACCGATTAGCAATGGGGTGTACATCCAAGACGGAACAAAGGTCAAGGTGCCATGTCCCGGCCAGTACCTGATAACTTTCAGGCTTCAGGCAACCAACCGTGGTAATACAGCGGCGGAGTTTGAAGTATGGGCCAAGGCCAACGGAACAAACTTCCCGATGAGCAACACTAGGTTTGATATCCCGGTTCGTAAAAGCTCTACCATTTGGGCCCATACGGTTCCCACCGTTACAGGTATCTTTTCTGTGACAGACCCAGCAAACGACTATCTTCAGAT